CTGTTAATGTCTGGGAAAACTACTGTAATTACTTTTGGGTGTGAAAAATGTTTTAGGTATGCAAAAATATTTTTTACTATTAGATGTATAGATGCTCCCAGAATAGACAAATTATCATAATCTTTTTTCATACTATTTGACAACATATTTCCCCAAGTTCCATCTATTGGAACCCCTATACCAACAGTATTAGAACATCCAGATACTAGAAGCTCTGAATTACCAAACTCTTTAGACCTATATCCTAAAGAATTATATTTATACTCAGTATTTAAGTCTAACTCAACTATCTTATTGTTTCTAATGGTTTCTAGACCCATCCTTGACTCTACCAAAGGCCTTAAAATATTGTTCTGGCCAATTAGAGATAATTTTTCATAATCAAGATCTAGAATCATGTTTCTATTATTGGTTGGTCTTTAAGATGCTTGCAGTGTTGATATTTGTCAATTTTATCATAATCAGGATTGTACTCTGTAGCTTTTATATTTAATCCAGTAGCATCACAATATTTTAATATTTTATTTTTTTCAATGCCAAACTTATCTTCTAATTTTCCAGAAAGAAGCAAATTAAGTTTAATCATAGAACTGTCTGAATGGTTCCAATAATCAATTTTATTTTTATCTACCCATGGCCTATGCGTTTCAAATCTAGGCTTATCTTCTCCAGGATATTGCTTAAAGGTATCGTGATAATACAAGACCACTGGGGTGGCATAAAACCTCCATCCACGACACCAGGCTTGTATAGACATATATGGCTCTTCTGCATTAAAGTTAATATCTGGGTCTATTGGAACTTCTTTTAAAAAGTTTTTATTGGCAAAGCACCAGGTGTAATGTAGCCAGACACCTTCTCGAACATCTTTGTCGTTTGGACTTTCTGGTATTACCCAACCTCTAGGGAAATGATATCCTGGAGTAAAGTCTTCTAAATAGTGCTTAACATATACATTTGTGTTTTTTGCATCTTCTGGTGCGTACTCAATTGAACCATCATTATTAAATCTATAGTCTGGACCACAATATGTTAAAACAACATTATCTGATTCATTTTTAATAATTGCTTTTTGATATTCTTGTAAACATAACTCATCCCAATTTTCTACAAATCTAGTGTGAGCACAAATAAAAAGAATATAGTCATATTCAAAATGAGTTTCTGTAGTTTTATTTCTTGCCCATAATATTCCACGATATTCTGAAAGATCATACTTTCTATAAAGAATTTGATTGTCTGGGACAAAATTCAGATTGGAATAGTTTTCTGGATGATCTTCTTCTACAATAGAAAAATAAATGTTTTCTTTATTTTTTGCTTTTGAATAGCAATCAAAAATTGTACCAAACAAATCTTTTTCTTTATATGCAATAACAGAGATCAATATTTTTGACATTACTGCTCTTTATCATAAAATATTGAAATTGCTGCTCTTGGGTCTGGACAATAAACTGTATGTGCAATACCAGAAGGAACAAACAAAACATCTCCTGGCTTTACCCACAATGATTGATATGGCAATGTGTGATCATCTTTATCATATATTCTCCACTCTACAGTTCCTATTGCTTGCCACAAAAAGGAATCTCTTATGTCCGTGTGAATTGGAATAGTTTTTTGATTACCTATAAAGTTAATCAGGGTACACCCTCCGTTTGGCATTCTCCCATAGAGAGATGCTGTTTTTTCAAATATATCTTGTAGCTGATGAAAAAAGTTACCTTCATTTACATAATAACCAGCAACAAAAAAATCATCCCAGACCTGTAGGGCGTTTATAATTTTAACTGGGCTATCTAGTGTTTTTTCTTTATTTTTTGTAGTAAAGTCTGAGTGTGCAATAAACTCATCCCAACCTGTATTAGAAGGTATCAAACTAGGGATATGAATCAAGTCAACTTCTTGCTTGGCTTGCATAATAACTTCGTGATTTATTGAATTAAGATCTTTTGTAATAATTCTATTCATTTAAAATCACCAAATTTATAACTGCCCTTGGAGCCTCTAAAGTTTCTATCTCATGCTGAATTCCTCTTGGAATAAAAATAAAATCACCTGGCTCAATAATATCTTCATACTCTAGATTATCACCAGTTCTCCAGATAGACTTTCCATGACACTGCCACTGAAGTTGATCAATTTCATCATGATGCTTGTTTCCAACTTGCCCACGATTTTTTACCAGACTAACCAGTGCGAATGAGTTTGCATATCTCTGTCCGTAGTTTTCTTTTGCCCACTCAACAAGAGGTACTAACTCTTTTATATTATCTTCTAGTAAATCTTCTTTATCAAAAAGCTGAAAGGTTAGTCTTGACCAAAATCTGCAACGTAGCTGAAAGCTTAAATAAGGCTCATCCAAATTGTTTCTATCTAGATATTCTTTGCTTGGAAAATCGATAGTATCTTTAGAAGCAAACCTGCTAAGTATTTTAATAAAAGAGTCCCATTGCGGAAGATCTGGAAAAGGATTCTTGAAGATGTGAATTCTTTTATTGTCGATTGCTTGCTGAATCAATGTCATATCTATTGCTGTACTCATAGCTTTATTATACACCAACCCCTGCTGTTGGATTATCATTATATTCTGCTGTAGATCCGTCTGATCTAGGAACTCTAATGTCTCCCTGTATTGGATCGTCTGGCATTCTTTTACCCCAATAGCCTGGTGGATACCAGTAAGGTTGCTCTTCATTGTCCGTTCTTGCTGGTTTAGGATTTTGATTATAAAAACCTTCTTTAGTAACCAAAGACGCAAGGCAGAACCTATCTCCACTAAGTACTTTTTTTACACCATGCTTTGTGGTTCCAGAGTGAAAAGCTATAGACCCAGATTTTGGTTTATACCAATAGTTATAGTCTGGGTAATAAATTTCTCCACCCTCATAATCATCGTTTGGATATACAACGGTACCCCACAAAATTGGTTTCTCCATATGCTCTTGGTTATCAATATGAATAAACATCTCTAGCGTGTCATTAGCACCAAAGTTAATGGGACTAGAATCACGGTACATTTTAATTAAATTATGAGGAGACGGCTCCCATTTTGCTTCGTGGTCAAACTCATTTAAAACATCTTTAGTTCTTTGAATTATGTCTGCAAGTAAATCTTTTATTGGGTCTAGTACATTTTCATATCCAGGAATTTTTTTCATATCATGATCATTAATTAATCTTTTGCCCCAAAATTTAAAACTGTGTTCTGGCAAATTTTCATAGTCAAAGTTTTTCATAAAACTAGAAATCATCTTAGATTCCTCTGATGACAAGAAGTCTTCGTATATTACAACATTTCCATCACATTCAACTATTTTTTTCATAACTCTCCTTTTATACTTATTATACTATTAGGCATTTCTTTCCCTTGCATTTTGATATCTAATCTCATCGTGTTTTTCTTTGGGTTCTGTTAAAAACCAATGATCTGGCTCAATATAAAAGAAAAAAACATTACAGACAATATTGTCTTTTCCTTCTGGAAAATCTTCTCTCCAATGCTTTTGTCCTTCCCCATAATATAGAAGTGCTTCGTTTTCTTGCAGAGTATAGGGAATTCCCTCAACATATAGATCCCAAGGTACTGTCTGATATACACAAAGATCTATGCTATACGTACAGGGAGCAACGTCTCTATGCTTTTCTAATGAGGCCTTTCCATAGTACCAGGATCCAAAATTAAATGAGGGAACTATGCTGTCCCTTTCAAAAAAATTTTTAGCTACTGGGGTTAATTTTTTATGCAGTAAGTCTAATATCTCAGAGCCGCCAAACTCGTATCTATTAAATTGATCGGAATGTCCAAGTATAGACTTATCAAGCCCTTTAACATAATCTTGCAATTCTTTAAAGTCTTCTGGATCTAAGAAGTTTTTCATTATCAATGGGGTTTTCATTTAGGTACTCTTTTCTGATGATCTTTATATTCTGTTCCGTCAAAGTTTATGCCGTTAAAATATCTACGGCCAGCTTGATGAGGCTTTTCTTTATCTGACGAATTTCTTTCATCGCTTAAATTTTTTACTTCTTCAACCTCATTAATATGTAGCTCTTGATCAAAAATATCTGATATTAATTTAGTATCAAAATTATCAACAAAGTATCTTGGTATCGGGATAAAAGCTCCAAGAGGGTCTCCCTTTTTAACAGATATCTTTAAATTAGGAACTGTAACTTTAAAATTAAAAGTAAAGTCACGCCTAATTTGATCTGTCTCAATAACTCCAGTCATAGAAACACATCCTGGAATAAACATATTCGGCGGTTGTATTGTCATTAAATTTATTCCTGGCGAAGTTTTTAAAGCAAAGGCGTTCTGTACGGTTACAATTCCACTTCCAAATCCAGTTTTTATTGACTGTTTATCAGAATTTTCTTCATTTAAAAAAATAATTTCTGGATTTGCTTCTGTTCCATCCCAAATTATTTCAAAATCTCTCAAAGACTCTATAACAAACCCGTACTGATTTCCAATTATTAATGGCAAACAATAGTAAAAATGAGAATTAAACCATTCTCTTTTAGAATTTCCTTTAAGTGGTTTTAATACTTCTTTATAAAAACCGTCATGCTCAATTCTATGAGGAACTACCAAAATTGTATTTTTTGGAACCTCGTATCCTTCGTCATTAATATATGGACCAGTCATAACTTCTTTCCTTATTTTTTGTCCAGAAGGACGCTATCGTGTACCTTACTTCATCTTCAACTCTTGTTACTCCATGAAGATGCTCTGAATCTCCTGGGTGAATTGCTAAAGAACCTGTTTTTGGAACCACCTCAAAATTAAAGTTTGGGTAGTAAGTGTGACCACCAGAATAAGAATCGTTTAGATATATAACAGATCCAAACGATCTATGGTCAAATCCTAGTATGTCTGTGTTGCTCATGTCGTCCGCATGAGGAGGCTGTTCTGTGCCAGGAAACCATCTTACTATTTGAATAGTATCAGAATAAACCTCTTCTATATCAAACAATTCTTTAATTCGTTGTCCACAACGAATATTTGCATCCAACATAATAACTGCAGCATTTCTATCATACTTTCCAATATTATCATAATTTATTACACGATTATCCCAAAATTCGTGACCAGCTGATTGCCATAAATTAGACTCCACTGCTACATTAATTAAATACTCGCAATCTTCTTTAGATACAAAACCTTCTAGAATTTTTGCATTAAACATTTACATCATTGTCTTTCCATTTATTTAAAGGGCATGTTGCATTTTTTAATTTTGTTTTTGCAGACATAAAACATCCACATTTCTTACATTGATTGGTAATCTGAATTAGTTCTGGGCAACCCTTACATATATCCATTCTAGACTTGGCAACATCTTGATCTGCCATCTCTGTTGTTGGATCTAACATATGCCAGGGCCTACTTTCCCCTAAGTTTTTTTTATACTGTTGCCAAGCTGAAGTCATTAGACTAGCCCTTTCTATGCTGGATTAAAGTTTTGACCGTCCCAGGTCCATCCAGGCAAAACTGTGACTGAACTATCTACTGGAATTGATATTGGATTAGACTGCATTGCTGCGTCTATCATCTCTATTTCTTGCTGAGAATATGCTTCGAGATCATATGTTACGGTTCCAAATACATCTCCGTCTACAATTGCAGCATACTTTACTGCTCCGCCTAAATTATCTGTATCGGATGGAACCAATGCATTTTCTTTTAGATCGTCTCCAGGAAGAAAGAAGTTTTGTCCATCCCAGTAAGATCCAGCACAAACATCTGGAACAAGGTTTACCTTTATAAAGGTTGGATCTGAGCTCATTCCAGCAATCCATCTAGCAGACATTTCTAAATTTGGTGTAAACTCAAGAACATCAAATACGTCGTTTTCTACGACCATAGCAAACTTACTCATTTTTATTCCTCATGTATATGATAATACCATATTGAAATAATTCTGTCAAAGTTAGCATAGTAAGCCTCCGCTGTTTACGCATGCACAGGTGGATGTATATCTTCTAAGTCTTGTACATCCTTCTGGACAACATGTACATCCTGAAGATCCGCAAGGTACTATGGTCTCTCCGCAGACTGCTCCTGGAGTACAGCTGGTTGCAATGATAGGTGGGGTGACCGCAATGATAGGTGGGGTCACGGCGATAATAGGTGGGGTGACCGCAATAATAGGTGGGGTCACGGCGATAATAGGTGGGGTCACGGCGATAATAGGTGGGGTGACCGCAATGATAGGTGGGGTCACGGCGATAATAGGTGGGGTGACCGCAATGATAGGTGGGGTGACCGCAATAATAGGTGGGGTCACGGCGATAATAGGTGGGGTGACCGCAATGATAGGTGGTGGAGGTGGTGGAGGTGGTGGAGGAGGTGGTGGCGCTGCCTGATACACTGCTTTTGTTAAAGCAATTGTGGTTGTAAAAGACTGTAATCCTCCACCAACTGGAGTTTGTGCAATTATTCTTCCATTTAATGTTTGATATGAAGGTGTTGAACCTATACTATTTGTTACAGATATTGTTGTAAATCCAACAACATTTAGTGCTAGTATAGCTTCAGACTCTGTTTTACTTGTCACATCTGGCAAAATTCCCTCTGTCGCTGGAATATAATTTCCAGCAACTATAGTTACTGTTGCTCCAGGAGCAAGCTGTACTGGTGGTTCTGGTGACTGTCCAATAATAATATCTTGCTTTGTAGGGTCTGGAGTTGAAGCGGTAACAAGATTGTAAGTAAGTAGTGATGATGTAATTGTAGCTATTGCTGAATTTTTTGTTTGTCCAACAACATATGGGGTTGTTACCGCAGATAAAGTTCTTACTGTATATTCAATTTTAGTTTTAAATCTAATTCTTTTGCCAGCAGGAACTGCTTGTGCAATAACAACTCCGCCTGTTCCAGAAGTATCTACAAAGTACTTCTCGTCTGCTCTGAGTCCTTGACCATCTAACTCTATTTGTGCAACGACATTATTTAAACCAATGAGGTTAGGTACAATTACACGGGCATATGGAACGTTTAAATGTTCTACTTGCTGATTTTTATCCTTGGGAAAAGACTGAACGGCCAACGTAGTCTCCCATTTTTACTCTGTTTCTTCTTGAACTATACCAGAAACTGTAAGATTAATTGCTCCAGAAATAGAACATCTTGCATATAGCTTATCTGATACCTCTAAAACCTGTACAATGTCTGCAACCAAAGTTGAGTTGGCTTCTATTTCTACATCTTGCATAATAGCATTAATTGAGGAAGGGGATCCTTGAAATCCAGTTATTGCAATTCTTACGTTTGCTGCCGTTCCAGTTACGTTAGATAAAAGGATCTGCTTCATAATTGTTTTGCTCTGGGCAACATACACTGCCTGATAGTCATCAATCAGGTTGTATGGACCAACGATTCTGGTTGGTATATATCCCATTTTATCCCCTAACTAAACTACTTGCCACTTAATAGCAAGAGAAGTCTCTACTGTGTCTATTTCTGCTTGAGAAAGAACTCTGTTAAATATTGCAATTTCTCCAACTGATATGTTTGAGAAAGCAGATAGGTATCTTCCGATAGATTGTCCTGTCATAGATGAAATTGATCCAGTTCCTGCACCAGATGCTTCTTCTACTTTATTTCTTCTTAAAAACTTTTCTTGATTTAAAGCGTTGTAAGTCATAATAAACATCTCTGTTGTGTTTGTTGAAACGTTTGGAATAATTGCGTTAAGGTCATCTGATCCAAAACCAAACTTAAAGGATGTTGCTGAGTTATATCCAATTTGTAGATTAGTTCTTGTAAGTCCACCTTGACCACCTATGATCCACTTTTGAATTGGTGTATCTGGTCTATTGCATACTATTGCAATTGTTATAGAAGATGTATTTAAGAAAGACAGTGTTCCGTCTCCCATTAGCATAAAGTCATTTGATCCATCATGAACAACTCCAGCCTTACCGCCTACTGTATTTAGAGTGTATCTTGGTTGCTGATTTGATGTTGCTTGAGCTGCATGCCTTGAATTACCAGAACGATCTCTCCACTGAGAAACATCATTAGAAGCATTTTTTGTAAACGTATTTAGTGCGTCTGCATCATAATGCATCTGTAATCCAGCTGTTACTGGAAAGGCTGCTCTATTTGCAGTTCTAAAGTTAAATAATACGTGAGGAAGCATTATGCCCCCTTTGCAGGATCCTCTGGCCAGATAACATCAGACGGACTTTTCGCTGATGTAATGTCACGAAGTGCAGTACGATACTCTGCATACTTCTTTGTCATTTCTGGTGTTAGAGTATCTGCTAGTTGAGTCCAGTCAGTCTTTGTAAGCAAATCGTTTCTTTTCATCTTGATTCTTGCCCATGCATTTTCATCTGAAAGTTTCTTTGCTTCGACTCCAATTACTTTTCCGCCTTTTGTAACCTTTGGTGCGTCTAGATAAACTAATTCTTCGGTATCCTGATTATATGACATTGTCATTTCAACATCTGTTACATTGTTGAGTGTTAGCCATTCCTTATCTGGACCAGAAGCAGCAAAAGATACGCTTGGGAATAGTTCTGATAACGATCCAAACTTTGATACTTTTCCATCTTCTAGAATTGCGTACATTATATCTCCTATGCTGCGTTAATATCTGCGAATGCTACTCCGCCGTAAATTGTTGTTCCCTGATTAGGGGTAAAGAAGTTAAGTAGTGTCACGTTTGCAGAAAGCGTTGGAGCTGATGCTGATGAGTCCCACTTAATTGCTGCTGGCCAGTTAATTGTAAAGAGTGAACCACCCTTAATTTCTACCTGCCAGAAATATCCTGTTGAAACTGATGGAAAGCCAGTAAATGATACTGTTGTAGTAGCACCTGGTTGCCATCTATGAATAGCTGCTGCTGTTACATCTATGGCTAATGTTCCTGTTGAAACTGTTCCATAGTTTGTTCTCTTAACTGCAGTATTAAAATAGTCGTAACCGTTTCCGTTGATTGGTGCTTGAACAAAGGTATAAGCCCAAAGTGGAGGTGTTACTTGTGTTGGTATTGATGTAATTGCCATAATTATCTCCTTGTTATATTATACCTTAATTTACTTTTTGCCAGTATTTTACTAGAATAATTCCAGTTGCACCTGCGCCTGCGTTTTCATCTGAATTAGATCCTCCACCACCTGATCCAGTATTTGCCGATGCATCTTTAGATCTTTGACCATGAACCATTCCTCTACCATATCCACCACCGCAAGAACCTGCTCCGCCGCCACCACGAGCTCCTCCACCGCCACCGCCTGCATAGCCTTCAAGCCCTTCTCCGCCATTGCCTCCAACAGACTCTTCATGTGATGTGCTATTACCAGCACCTCCACCGCCGCCTGATGCGCCTTCTGCTATTCCAAATCCTCCAGCTCTACCAGATTGAAAATCTGCTTGATGATTGTGGTTTGAATATCCGCCAAACATTCCTCCTGTTGAAGCTCCGCCTCCGCCTCCTGAGCCACCCCAAGACCTTTGCCACTCTGAACCTCCGCCTCCGCCTGAGCCTTGACCAGTTCTATTTTCTGCTCCTGGACCCATTGCGCCGTTATTTCCATCACGACCATTGTCAGCAGCCCAACCGCCTCCGCCGCCTCCAAATGCAATCATGTGAAATGGCATTGCAACAGAACCGAATTGCGTGTTACCGCCATTATTTCCATTTGTAGCTCCGCTAACAGCTGCTCCACCATTTCCAATTGTTACTGGGATCAAACCTAACTGTGCAATGCTAGAAATGTTAAGAATTCTTCTTACAAATTGACCAGCTCCGCCACCTCCACCAAATCTAGAGTTGTTGTTTGATGCTCCTCCAGAACCGCCTCCGCCAACGCATGTAACCTCAATAAAATCTGCAATATTATTTGGTCTTGTCCAGTTACCACTTGCCAAAATAGTTTCTTCTACCTGAATAAACAAAGGAGTTGGTGGTGTAACATTTCTAACAACCGTTCCAAGAGTATCCTCTAGGCCTGGAATCATTATTTGTTGAGTGGTACTTAGTGCTGTTGGCATTTATTATTTCTCCTTATTTGCTTCCAAGAGGTGGTGTGTCTGGAACAAAATCAGTGTCGACTATTGTTTCTTCAAACATTCCAGTCCCGCCCTCTTTAGATACTCTTGGATCATTTTCTGGGTCTGGCATCTTAAACTCTCCATCTTCATATGTCCAATATGGCGATGGAATCATTTCCATGTCTGTCACATCTATAAAAATCATTCCTTCGTAATCAGGTATGCTTTCTAAGAACTCTCTAGTTCCACCGACAATTGTATTAACAACATCCTTACCATTAACTATTGACCATATTTTTTCCATTATGATATTCTCCTGTAATATTCAACGATGATTAAACCATCTCCACCTTTACCGCCTCTTGAGCTTCCTGCTTGGCCTCCGCCGCCGCCTGAACCAGTGCCGTCTCTTCCAGGCTGTCCTTCATTTGTTCTAATTTGATCTCCGCCATTACCCGCACCAGATGCTCCAGGTCCACCATTTCCACCGCCGCCTCCGCCGCCGCCTGCTAAACCATTAATTCCTTGCCCACCACGGCCACCATGTGTGTGTACAGTTCCCCAAGAGTTTGAACAACCTTGAGCCCCTGAAGAGGATCCAAATCCGTATCCTCTTCCTCCTGGATATCCAATATAAAATGTTCCAGAAGTTCTTACACCACTTGTTCCTGGATGACCAGGCCCATTTGCTCCACCGCCACCGCCTCCAGCACAATATTCATGCTGCCAGAATCCTCCACCGCCACCACCTGAACCACTGCCAGTAATACTATTTGCTCCAGCTCCACATGTTCCAGTATTAGGCTCCCTACCCCAGTCACGAGTATATCCACCACCGCCGCCGCCATAAGCGATTAGGTTATAAGGATTTCCATTAACTCCAAATGTAGTGTTTCCGCCATTATTACCATTAGTATTTCCAGTAACGGATGCTCCACCTATACCAACAGTTACAGGAATAGTTCCACCAGCAGCAACTGATGTTATATTAACATATCTTGTTAGGTATTGTCCTGCTCCGCCTCCACCTGATCCTGCGTTACCCCATGAGCTTCCAGATCCTCCAGAACCTCCACCACCAATGCATGTAACCTTAATCCAATTTGCAATTTTAACTGGGTTAGCTGGACGTGTCCAGTTACCGCTTGCATAAATTCTTTCTTGAACTGGTAGGTAAGCACCACCATTAACAACAAGGTTTGCTGAAACAATACTTGTTAATGCTGTGGTTAGACCTGGTAAATAGGTTTGTCCAGTTGTAGTACCTACACTGTATGTCATTTGTAACTCCTAACTAAATTATATTAAACTTCGTTTACTTTTACGCCAGAAATAAATACTGAGCATGCACTTGCAGTATTCTGATATACAGCAATTGTCTCTACTGTATTAAGAACAGTCTTGCTATCCAAAGCTACAAGAGAGCGTGGTGGAATATCTAGGTTCTTGCAAAAGAATACCCCTGCCATCTTGATGCTTACTTGAGCTGCTGAGTCTGTATTATTATTAATTGAAATGCCAGTAACAACATCGATTTGTGATGCTGGTACGGTATACACAGCTACGTCTGTTGTTCCTGGGACATTTGCATAAAATCTGACTGGTGTTACTACTGTAGCCATATTAAATTACTCCCATGTGTGAATATATCTTAAAATTATCTAGCACCGCTTCAACTCCTGCGATTGCTGCTAGTCCTGCGCTTTGGACATTAGAAACCTGAGTTCCTCCTGCTGTTCCAATTTGTGTAACAGCTCCTGAAGAAGCTGTTTGAATCTCATTGATCTTTGCTGCTGTAGCTGCTAAAACGTCATTAACGCCAAGCAGGTTACCCATTGATTCGATGGCTTTAGCCAAAAAGACTAAATCCTGTGTATTTAAAGTTGAACCAGACAGAGCATTAACCTTTGTCTTAAAAAGGTCAATCTGTATCTGTAAACTATCGTAACTTGGCATTTATCTCACCTCTTGTTAAATTATACCTTAAAATCCTTTAAGAAGGAAGGACTGGCCATTGAAGGTCAGCTCCACTTTTTAGGAGATCTATAGTTATTGTTGATGGAAAATCTCTTAGAGCCTGTCTGTAAGAAGCCCATTGAGCCTTCTTTTCTTCTGTCATAGGAACTTCAGGATTTACTGTCCAGTCTGACTCTAAAAGCTTTTTATTTCTAGCATCTTTTATCAAAAATAATGAAGTTTCTAGAAGTGACTGTCCATTTTCTAAATCTACCTCTTCAGCTGTCATTTCTAAAATTTCACCAGAAACCAATTTGTATCTTTTTCCAGATATATCTATATCTGCCATATACCAACCATCTTCTTCTGGGAATACTCCATCAAACCATTTTGCTTCCGCTTGTCTTCCATTGCTATCAAAATTAACGTAGTACATTATGGTCTCTCCCCAAACAGTTCGGCAGTTCTTCTCCAAATTCTATATGAGTTTCTTGAGTTGAACTCATTATTATGGTCGTTATATGTTTCTGCTGCAAAAGTCATCTTGTGGTCTGGCTGAATCCAAAAATCATTAAATGTTGTATGTAGGTCATAAAACTTATTAATATCAAACCACTTGTAACCTCCAGTTGAGGTCCAGTAGTACATGCTATTGGCCTGAACTACTGCTACTGTTGTTCTTGCTGGAATAGATACGTTCCATGACCAAGTATACGCAGAGTTTCCGCCAGTTCTATTTACTGGAACTGACCATGAAACATCTGAAACGGTTGAATATGAATTGTTAACGTTAGGAGTTCCAATTGCTACTCCAGAACCCTCATATCCTGCTGACCACCAATTTGAATAATGACCATACATTGTGCATGACTTAGTTAATGATGGATGATGATTTCTTAAAAACATAATAGTAAATCTCATTGGACCATAAGATGTATCATTGCTAATTGTATTGGTAGTTCTTTCTCCACCTGCAACGGAGTTTTTAGCATACCTTAGTGTTCCGAGGTCATACGGGTCTACAGATGAGTAGCCTAAAGTATTTTGTCTATTATTAGTTCCTAGCCCCATCCAAAATGCTCTTTCTGGGTCTGCAGAAGATCCTGCTCCAGTCAAATAATTATGATAGTTGGTCCATGGGTCGCCCGAGGTCCAGTTATACTGCCATACGTTTCTTCTATTATTCATAGAGGTAATGTATGGTATTGAAAAAGGTCTTCTAGAACCGTCAACAACTTCTTTCCATAGTCTATCTTCTGCTTGCTGAATATTAAAAGAAATACCAGACTGATTAGTTTTTAATGTATTTAAATTAGCCAATTAGAACACCTTCCATCCATAAGTAGAACCACTATAAACCAAAGTTATGTCTCCGCCGTTTACGTTAAACACCAGATTTTCAGCAACACCGTTTATTAAAGATCCGTTTCTTACTACTGTAAAGCTTGTTGTTGCTGAAGTTCCAGCTGCATCAACAATCTGAACATTTGATCCAACTGATGGTGTTATTGGAAGTGTTACTGTCTGCCCTGCGCTTGGAATAATAAGAAGCCTATCCTTATTCGCAATAGTGTATGCACTATCTGTAATAACTTTCCATGTAGAGGGAAGATTAGGGGCAAGTTGGGAGTTGATAGTGTTTACTTGAGAAGACAATCCGCTGAAATCGGAAAGACTTGTAGATACAAAGTTTTCTACGTTATCTAATCTTGATTCTTGATCTGCTTGACTTGTTTCTAGATCTGTAAGCCTATCTCCATTAACAGAAGAGTTAATTGTAGCTATAGCCGCAACTTTAGCTGCTTCTATTGCAGCAATTCTATCAATTGTTGCCTGAAGAATATCATTAACACCTAACGAAGCACCGAGGGCATTTAAAGCTGATGCAAGCAAAACTAGGTCATTTGCATCCATGGTTGTTGAAGTAAGCGCATCAACCTTGTCTTTAAATAACTCTATCTGATCAGATAGGGTAGTATAGTCTGGCATTTATTCTCCTTTTATGCCTGAGCTTCTGTCCATGTTACACGAGCTGAAATATTTGCAGCTGCTGTACCAATGTTAGTTGCCACAATTGTAAGAACATCTGGCCCGTTAGGGAAAGATGGGTTTGTCTGAGATCCATTTCCATTAAGAATTGAGTTACCTAGATCACGAATCTTTTGTGCGTTAAAGTTTGTTACAGAGAATGTTCCACCTGTTGGAGCTTCTGTATAGAAAGCAAATACACGGTCACCACCACCAATTGTGTTTGTAGGAGATGTTACTGTTGCTCCCTGTGTACCAGTATTATCGTGGAAGATAACTTGTGCCAGAGAACCAGCACCAACACGAACTGTTTCCCATGCTGTAGGTAGTGTAGGTCCGTTCATAGACGCTGGATTTAAAATTCCTTCAATAAGGAACTGTCCAGAAGCCAAAACTCCAATAGAGTCAAGCTTCAACTGCATTCTATTTGCTAATTCACGTGTACCAAAATTTCTTGCAATACCATTATCTACCGATGGTGCAATTCTTAGCGAAATTAATGGACGTGGAATTGGTGTTGATCCAAGTGACTGTTGAACAGTACCGTTTGGAATAACAGATGTTTGTGGTTCATCTGGACCAGTATTTGAATAAGTTAATGTGTTTCCAGATGCTGCAGTTAGTGTAAATACTCCATTGTATGAAGTAGATACTGTTGCAGTTCCAGAAGCAGAGGCAAATGAGACGTTTGGCTGTCCAACTCTGCTATACGTAATAGTATTGTTGTTTGGAACTGATGCTACTGTATAGGTTCCATTAAATCTTGAATCCAAACCAGTAATTGTTACTTGATTTCCGACAACTGCGTCGTGGTCGGACGCCATAAATACTGTAGCGACTCCAGATGTTATTTGTCTACCAGTAATTGTAGAAAGCTGTAGAATACCTGAAATTGTTGCTGAAGATCCAACCTGCAGACCATGGTTTGTAGATGTGGTCAGAGTAACAATATTTGCCGCTCTTGAACGGTTTGTTACTGTTGCAGAAACTGTACCAGATCCACCAACCTGAAGATATCTCTGCATACCAGCAGTGAAGAGGTAGAATGAGTCATCATTAAATCCTCCGTCCATGATTACAGATGAACCCCAGTGGCTCATAACTGGTGCACAGTTTTGAGAAATAGTTTGAACTGAAACTTGTGCATTTCCAGATCCGCCAGGTATTGAAAGATCTGGAATAAAGTTTACAAGGCTTGATGTTCCTGTAAGAACGTATGACTGTCCGCCATAAACTAATGTTTGTGGGGCTCTTCTAATTACTGTAATTGGATATGCACGTAATGTAGAGTTATATGCACCAATCTGTGTATACTCGCAAATTTCAAAATTTGTATTGTCTGAAATTCTTAAGTGTCCTGCTGCTGGCCAACGATCAACATTTTCTACATACAGCAATGTTTGCTGAGGGAATAGTGTTGAACCACTTACTCCGTCGCCACCTGCAATAAGTCTTGTTGATTCTAGAGGCTCATTAATTGTTTCATATCTCGCTGGAAGGTTACCAGAACGCATATATGCGGCTGTATTAATATTGTTATTTGAAATCTTATGACCCCAAGCAATATCTCCTTCTGTTGTTCTAAGACCAAATCTAATGTATCCAGCTCCATACCAAGAATAATCGATATATGTCATCTGCATCTTAGATAGGTCAATCTTGAATCCTGAAGGTCCAGTTCCATCAAATCTGTCTATATTCCATTGATCTAGAGGAATTTTTTGAACCTGTGTAATCATATATCTTGCTGATGTGTTTGAAGATCCACGGTATGCTGGAGAAACATACATCTGTGTATCCGAATCAATTCCAATAACACGATATGATTGTCCACGAATAACTATATACTGACCTACTACAAGCTGCTTACGGAATCTTGTTCCCTGCCCTATAATTAGATTAGAGTATTGTGTACAGGTTAGCTTTCCAAAGAGCTCTTTGTTTGAGAATCTCTTTACTGCATAAAGCTTTGTTCCGTCGTATTCGAAGTAGAATCCATTTTGATCATCGTATAGTCCTGCACGTGTAGCTGAGCCCTTCCAACGATATGCTGTAAGGAATGCATTAACTCCACCTGGATATTGATCTAGTCCAGACAGAGTTTGAGTAAATACTGTTTGAAGTCTAAGCTGTGTGTTATTTATAACTTCATAAACAACATGTACTCCGTTATATGGATTGTATCCAATTGTGTCAATTCCTTCTAAAAGAACTTCCGCTCCTGGCTGAAGATTATGATCTTGAAGCGTTGTAATGTTAATATAGTTTGATCCAGCTGCTGTAGATGTAGCATAGATATCAGTAATATCAAATGTAGGAGTAAACTTTGTACCAGTAGAGAATTGAATTGACTTACCTGACTGATAGCGGAAGTAACGACGAGTTTGACGAATTGTTTGTGTTCCACAAACATTGTTTGCTGTTGAAAGGATAACACCTCCGTCAAAAGGTCTGTGGTCCACATAGCCTTCTGGTCTTACGTAAAATCCTAACTGGTCAGTATTAATTGGGTTTAATACTAAGTTTGGGGTTTTAAATTGTAATGTGGTTGCTGTTGGAACTTTTGTTACTAGATAGTTTCCGTCAATTGAAGTTGCAGAAGATCCAGCAAACAATACTGTAACTCCCGCATACAGGCCGTGTGGTCTCTGTGTTTGAATTGTAATTGTTGATCCTCCAGAAGCTACTGAGGCTTCATCGGATACCGCAGCAAATGCGTTAAACTGTCCTGGAATTCCTCCTGGAATATGTGCATTGTCAAAAATTCCACCACCGTAAATAGTTGTTAGTGTTCCGTCAAGTAGCTCCCCTACTGGAATAATTCCTTTGGCAACATAGGTAAATACGTTAGCATTTGTAACTTGAATAACAGAAGTTCCGTCAGCAAGTGCGTTTAGCGTTTCTTGAACAGATACAATATCTCCGCTGTTAAGTCCATGTGGTGCTAGAGAATTTGTTGTAACAGTAATTGTTGATCTTGGTGAAGCACCATTAGATGTTACTGACAATAGGTCAAATGAGTTTCCGCCAGTTCCTCTTGAGAAGAATGATGGGTAATTGTTTTGAAGTGTAAGGGTTTCCCACTTAGAGTTCTGAACTGAGTATTCAAAGTCTGTATCGATAAGTGATTGTGGTGTAGAAACACGCATTTTTCCAACAGCATCAATCATTGTCTCGTGAGGAAGGAATCTCTCTACTGCATCGTCATATATAATTGATAGGTCATCTGTTGATGCCATGTCTGCAGTATTATACTCAAGAACTACTGTTGTGTCTGGTGATGTTGGGTGGTCGCTGATGGAGTAGCTTAGTGCACCAAGATTTTGATCTGAAAAGTTATAAATAACCTTATTGCGTGTCACGTTGGTTATCAGCATGAGTCTTTCACGCTGAATTGGTTCTGGAATTACAATTGTTCCTGTTACTGGATTAAAAGTATAATCTCTATTTACTAACGTTCTTCTAGCCATTCATTTTCTCCATCTTATAGAATAAAGCTTGTTGCTGATATTGTTCCAGTAACAGTTGAAAGATTTGCAAGGGTGTTATACTTTGGAAAGTATATACCTAAGTTTAGCAGAATATCTAATTCATATGCAGATACTCTTCTTTCAATGTCCGCCACAACTATTTCACCCGTTGGGCCTGTAGGTCCCGCTGGTCCCGTAGGGCCTGCTGGCCCAATAATATTATCCGCTAATGTCCATGCTGGTGTTGGCAAAGAACTGAAGGTAAATAGGTCGCCAGTTGTTGTATTTAAAAATTGATCTCCAGTAAAGTATCCTGATGTTGATACTGGATTTAATGACCCAGTAAAATACTTAGATCCTCTTTCACCTGTTGGACCAATTGGCCCTTGAATTCCTTGTGCACCTGCTGGACCAGCCACACCTTGTGGACCTGCTGGACCCGCTGGACCTGCAGAACCTGCTGGACCTGCTGGGCCTTGTGAACCAGCTGGACCTTGTGGACCCGCTGGACCTGTTGGTCCAGGACGTGAACCAGCAACGGTAACCCATTGCGTCCCATCATAGCGTTTTAATGACATTAGCTCACACTCCTTATAGAATTATACCAAATTCTTTATAATAATCCCATATAACCAAAGACCTCTAATTGATCTTTTGCATCATTTGGATAAAGTTTTTCCCAAGATGAGGTTAGGGTTACTGTTCCTGTGACAGTTATTGAACCACTCATAGACTCATGACCCTGACATACGTAATATAGGTTATCTGGGGCATTATATGGAACATTAAATATAATGGAACCACTGTCTGCTCCATTATTTACTATTCCATAATACCAATCAAAATTAACTCCAGCCGTAGGCTGAGTTTTAATCCAGAATGGATGTCCTGGAGAATTTATGTTAAATATGTACTTTTTTCCTCTTTGAAGAATTAAAGGAGGATTTGAATTTCCATTAATTATATAGTTTGTTACACCATTATTTGAAACTGGATATGTTGCCGCAAGCGCATATTCTGGTATGTCTACTCTTGAAACATATAGTGATTTATTTTGCTCTACGTACGCTATCATTCCGCCGTGAGTAGAAGCTTGTGGAAGATCTGCAATTGTATTAAACACAGATCTATTTCCTTCGTAAACATTTGCCACAGTAAATGTTTCTAGTCCTTCTTCTGTAGATGTATCTATCCACAATTCTGATTCTGAAGGAAGAGGTGCGGTTTCTCTTACTGTAACAAGCTGTCCTGCTAAATCATCTATATCTACCCAAAAATCTCCCTCTATTGGAGTTTGTGATGGAGGCTCTTCATCGGAATATATTAATGGCAACTCTGGTTCATCTGTATCAACCCAAAGAGTTCCAGATCCATACGTATCTGGAGCTTCTGGTCCAACGTGAATAAATTCTGTATCACCAGCATCATCATCAATGTCAATCCACAGATCTCCAACGTTTTGTGTTCCTCCAGAAGGTGCTGCTGCTCCAAAGAACATGATTGCTGGTACCTGAGTGGTATCTGTAGATATTAAAGAAAATGCTGATCCTCCGCCACCGCCGCCAGTCACGGTTGTCCACTGGATACCATTCCAAATTCTTAAAGTATCTAGTGTTGTGTCATAATAAACTTGTCCTTCTACTGGAGAGCTAGGAGAAGAAGTTAGACCAATTACAACACCCTGATTAAATGTATTCTTTGCAGTCCAAGAATTGGTGGTGGACAACCCAAGGTTTGGGCTTACAAATTCCCAGGATGAAGAAAGTGCATTCCACACCTTAAGGGCTTTTACATCTCCACGTAATTCGTCTGTGTCAAACCAAAATTCTCCGTCTGATGGGGAAACTGGTGCTGTTGCCGACATTATTGCTTTTGAGGGTGGTATTGTTGCTTCAAGTATTAGCTTGTTGTTATCGTCATCGTAAAGAACTTCTATGTTTGTATGATTTATGTGATTAAGCAGTGGGGCAACAGAATCTTGTATTTGTTCCTGAGTTAAGGTTGCAGATGCTGTAAATATTATTTGATTAGTTTCATCATTATAAACAGCACTAACATTAGAGTGATTTGTATGTGTAAATAAAGAAGAAACTGCATCCTGAGATCTTTCAGTAAAGTTATCTATTATTTTCCAGGCGTTGCCGTTCCACTGATAACCGTTATATATCTGGTTTATAGTTGGATTAGCTGGAAATATAGTTGCCATTATAAGTACCCTTTACCTATCATATCAGAGTAATATCCTTTATGTTTATTTGACCGTTCATCATGCTATGCAGTTGACATTGATATTTATAAGTTCCACTTAAAGTTGCTGGTATTTGCCAATAAAGTGTTCCGCTTGTTTTACCCTGAGCATTAGATCCAGTAGTTACTGTTCCGTCAGTAGCTACGTGAACCAAACCATTATTATAGTTAGCTCCAACAGAATCTTGTATAAGGAAAGGATGACCTGGAACATTTAGCTTAAATGCAATAGTTGTTGCAGATATAGCATACAAAGCAGGATTATCTCCAGTATACTGATTTAAGAAATTATATGCCATGGCTCCATTATTAGTAACTTCTAATTGAGTTATAGCTGGATATGTAGGTACTATAGTGGGAATTGATAATGTCTGCGGAACCCAAGCTATTCCGTTCCAATAAAGAACCTGACCTGAAGTTGGGGACATTGTTTCAGTATCAACATCATTTAGGTCATTTATTGTTGAAACTGTTGTTCCAGATATTTCAGAAGCTTTTGCTAATCTTACCCAGACTGTTCCTGTTGAAACATATATTGACTGATCTGCTGAAACAAAGGCAATTCTTCCTGTATTTGAAGCAGCGGAAGGTAGAGCCAAAACTGTAGCGTAAAGATCTAGACTGATATTTGTATATTTAAAATCTGTTGTATTTAATTTAGAGTTTATTTGAGTTTGTATTGAACTTGTAACCCCATTTAGATGAGCTATCTCTTCTTCAGAAACATTTCCTATATTTGTAGTTTGAGGAAGAACTACTACTCCAGTAAATACTGGATCGTTTATTGGAGACTTTTCATCTATTTGATCTTGAATTGCTGAACTAACACCGTTTAAATATGAAAGTTCAGTAGAAGATATATCACCTATTGTTGTTGTTGATGGAAGGAATACGTTTCCAGTAAAAGATGGGCTTTCCAGAGGTGCACTTCCAGTTCCGCCTGCTATTGTTGCTGGAACCCAACTTCCTCCATCCCAAGACAAAACTTGTCCAGCGGAAGGTGAAGTTGTTGCTGTATCTACATCTGAAAGCTCATTAATTGGAAAAGCTGCTCCGCCTGTTGCAATATCTGAAAACTTAGCAACCTTTATCCATGCATTATTATGAGAATAGTATGTGTATCCTTCTCCAGAAACATAAACAACCCTTCCAGTATTTGCAGAGGCAACTGGAAGACTGGCTAATGTTGCATATGTTTGCACCGCAATATTTGCTGTGTTAAAATTTCCATAAGAAACTTTGTCATCAAGCTGAGTCTGAACAGATCCAGTTACGCCGTCTAAGTGTCCTAATTCTATTGGAGTTATTTCTCCAATATAGGTTGTTGACGGAAGATTAACTATTCCAGTAAGAGTTGGATTGTTTGCAGATATCTTAGCATTAATTTGATTTTGTATATTAGAGGTTACTCCATCCAATTGAGATATTTCTGTTGAAGAAACATTTCCTATAGATGTTGTGCTTGGCAAAGAAACTGTGCCTGTAAATGTGGGAGAGTCTTTTGGTGCAGTATTTGGAATATTTGATATTATTGATAAGTTTGTTCCGTTATATAAAGTTGTAGCTGGCAGATTTACTGTTCCAGTAAAAGTAGGGCTTGCTATAGGAGCCTTTGAATTAATCTGTGATTGAATATTTGAAGTAACTCCATTTAAATACTGAACTGTTGATGGAAGTTCTGCTGCGTCCGCTCCTAAACCACCTGAAACCTCAACCCAATATGAGCCATCGTATACGTACATCACACCAGACTGATTATCATACCATTGATCACCCTCTGCAACATTTGATGGTGGTGTATTTGAAACTCTTACTGGCTCTTCTACGTTTAAAGTTATTTTATTTTCAGAATCATTCCATGTTACTTGTACTCCATCGTGACTAGAATGATTTAGTAGAGGAGCTACATAAGTATCTATATTGGTAAACTTTCCATCAGTATATCCATTGGAAGCTGCAATCGCATCATCTTTTGCAGATGAAGAATAATTAAATGCTGTTGAGTTTATTTGAGTTAGTGTGTTTCCGCCAACCATTTCAGCATTAAGGCCTTCAATCAAATAATCTTGTGCATTTGGACCAAGCACAAAAGCTGGTCCTACTGAAGATGGGTTAAATGTGTGTGCAGCAACTATTGTTCTTGGGTTAGATATATGAATATACTGAGTGTGATCATCATCAAGTAGTCCTACTAACTCTCCGTGCTCTGGGACTGCGGTGGACCCACCACCAGAAGTTGTTCCAGAAGAAGATCTTATGTCTAAGATATCTTGTATTACGGATTGAGCGGCATTTGTGTAACTGCCTTTATGTTCTAATATTACTCTATATAGTGGATAAAATTCTGATCCTGGAATTCCAAGCAACTCTAGGGAGTTATATGTGTTATTAGCCTTTGCAGCTGTTATAGAGTTATCTTCTCTTTGACCCATTATTGAAATTATTGGGTGTATAATATTATTTGTTGCAACAACCCAAATTGCGTAGTATTTGTTGTTTCCAACAGGTTGAGATATCCAGCTTGAACCAGAGTATACATTTATTTGTGGTACACCAGCAACATCAACATTTATAGGAATTGGGCTTGTAGCTTTTTTGCTCCACCCTGTTGCACCAGCTCTATAAATAACTGGAAGATTTGCTATAGGTTCTAATATCTGCTCTCCCTCTGAATCTGGAGAAGCCGAATGAATTATTTCAAAGTCGCTGTCTTCGTCATAAATAGTTCCACCAGTTAAAGAGAACTGGTAATCAGAATTAGATGTTCCATCGGCACCAATATTGTAGTTGCCAACATTAAATCCGCCAGTAGACTGTGTTCCAAAAGTTCTGTGGAGGTAGTACTGTGTGGCCCAGTCCATTGCAATTCCATGTCTTTCTTCTCCAACATGAAGGACTGATCTATCTTCTCCAATAACTACTACAGCTACTGGACAATCTTCTTTAAAGTTAAACGGTGTTGTTTTTCTAGCAAGCTCGCCGTCGGCACCATAGTAAATATAATATATTCCTGGGATCAAACCATTTATGTCATCTGGTATATTCATTGCATCTGGCAAGAACCTTGTAAACTTCTTGCCCTGAACATAATAGATATACTGATTTAAGAAATACTCAGCCCACTGCTGTCCATGAGCGGTTCCCCAATATGCTGTTCCAGGAGGATATCCTGGGTTTACTGGTAAAATTCTTACATAATACTGACCATTGTATGTTACAACATCATCAACATTATAGTCTGCACCATTATCATATGCACCCTTAAACGTATAAGGAGAAGCTCCATATGGAGAATATAGTGAAGAATTACCAGTTATTTCTAATCTAACTGATTTTGCTGGACCATCCCAAATTAAAGCAGCATCTGCTCTATTTTCAAATCCGCCTGGCTCTAGTGAATATTTAGTAAGATCTAAATCTAAGTTTAATGTATTGGCAACAGAATCATAATTTATATTGATTCCTTCGTGTGCACCACCAAGGAACATTTCTTTCATATAATCTACGCTGAGTGGTCTCCACTCAGTTCCAGTATATGAATGTACTGTTTTGTCTAATGTATTATAGTAAAGTTCGCCAACATTTGCACCAGTCGGTGCTGTATTTAATGAGGGGAGAGATACTGTAGATAGAAGTCTCTTAGCCATCTATTATCTCCTATCCGTGGATAACTACTCTAAAGGCTCCTAGGCCTAAGTCGTTTGGACTTTGAGCCATCTTAATAGTAACAGTGTTTGTATCTGTATGCTCTACATCGACTTCAACCTGAGACTTGTCTCCAGTTGATCTAAATACCTGAACTGTTGTATCTTCTGTTCCTAGGTTATGTGTTATTGCAAAAGTTGTACTTACTGAATCTCCAGGAATTGTTGCTGCTGCTTTTCTAACAACAACCGCTGTATCAATCTTTACATTGTCGTCAACAATTTCAAGCCCTAGTCCAGTATTTACTGTTAGAAGGTTTCCTGCTTTAGAAAGACCAGCACCAGCATCTATTTGTCCTGCACCAGAGAACTGAGTAAATATTAATGCTACTGTTCCAACTGAAGGTGTTCCATTTGTAGCAAGTACAAATCCATTATCACCGTTAGTTCCACCCTGCTCTACGAAGAAGAATGAACCGCCAGTTAGTTTTCCATTTACTGCATCTACAGCTCTTGTCCAAGATGCGGTTGTACTTACAACCCAAATACCGTTTTCTACAGGATCTGTTTGATCCTTTACAAGTACTCTATCTCCATCGGATAGAGATACTCCATCTACTCCTGTTGTTGTTTGATCAAGAGCAATGTTTGCAGTTGTTGCAGCCTTTACGGAATCTTTTACATCTAAACCTTGCTTTAATCCATCTACATAGCCTTTAGTTGCAGCATCAGTAGATTGTGTTGGAGTTTGATTTATTGTTAAATTTTCTACAGTGATTCTATTTGCAGAGAAGTTACCGCTTGAATCACGAAATACTGTTGTACTTACAACATTGTCTGCTGTAGCGTTTGATGTAATAGCAACTGATGCACCTTCGCCAGTTCCAGTTGCTGATATTCCATTACCAGATACAGAAACTCCAGCAACATAATCACCAGTTGTATCTGTTCCAAGCGCTACTGAGTTTGCTTGGACAGCAGTTGTAATTGTTAAATTACCAGAGCCATCCCAGGTTGTAGTTCCAGCTACATCTCCAGCTATCTCTACAGTTCTTAAACCATCAAATGCTGTTGCTGTCTGTGCATTTCCAACCAAATCACCATCAAATGTTGGTGCAGTTACTTTTGTAGTTACTGTTACTTCATCTGGAAGTGTGATTGTTGCATCACCAGTAGTTCCATCTTTGGTAACTGTAATCTTTCCAGTAGTTCCAACAATGTCTGGAATTTCGTGGCTGTGATCTGCACGAGCTACCGCAGTAGAAGTTCCGTCAGACTTAGTGTTTCCAAAAGTTAGAGAAGTTGTCTGTCCGCCAGCACCAAAATCACCTGATGCTCTTAACCAAGAAGTTCCATTCCAAAAATATAGAAAATTGTCGGTTGTATCAAAATAGATTTGACCCAATCCAGGATTTGCAGGTTTTGCATTGGATGGGGCATTATGAATTCTAGCATTGATAAGCTGATTTTTAGCTAAATCAATGTTTATAGCAAATACTCTTGCCATTTCAACTCCTCGTTAAGACAGATACGCTGTCCCGCTAAATTTTTGCGTCATAGTTAGCGTAATGCTGCTAAGATTATTATACTGCACTCCAGTCTCTAATACATCTCCGCCTGTTGCTTTTACAGTGACATTTGGCTTAAAGCCTAAGTTGTGAAGGATGGTTATTGCCCACCCGTCTGAGTGTGAAACCAGATCATCTGTTCCCCAGCTATACTCAAATGCTACTGGTTCATTGAAAGGGATTACCGTTGATCCTGTCCACGTTCCAGTACTTGAACCTGGTGTTAATTCTAGCTTTGGACCCCAGAACTTGAAACCAGAAACATCGTAATAAAAGTCTCCAATAGCCCCAAGCGCATCTGAAGGATTTCCAGAACCATTAAGAATTGTTCTTCCAGAAGGACCCTGTGGTCCAGTTGTTGCAATTTGAATGACTGTGGTGTTTTCATCTACCTGAATTGATTGATTTAGTTCTGTAACAACTATTGTCTCGGCCATTAAACAGTCACAGCCCTATTTAGAGTAAGAGTTCCTTCAAGTATTCTTGTTTTAGTAACATTGTCTGGTGCCGTAAGAAGAATGTCATAGAATGACTTTGGATAAATCATCTTATTTGTTCTTTCTGCACTAATAGTAACAGTTAGCTTTCCAAGTGGTCCATTTATAGATATTCCATCTACATGTGTTAGTGTAAAAGCTAGTTGTTTTCCGCCAGCTTGATCTCTAACCTGCATCTTGGCTGAATAACCAGTAAGATTTATTGGCTGTTGATTTGAATCATTCCAAACAACATCAAAAGTGTATGTTGCACCTTGGTCGACTGAAAAATTTTTAGTTACAAATGGCATTTACTGACTCCTCACACAATATCATTTTATCATGAAATGAGTTAGGATTAGGAGCCAATATCTACTACTTCACAACCAGCATCTGATGAACAAGCCAGTGATTGGCTTCCAGAAGTTCCATCTTCTGTCTCATACATTGTAAGCATTTCCCAGTAGATTTTTTCTGGCATCTTGGAAAGAGCTTCTTCATACTCTTCCTTTGTTGCATCTTGGTATGGTGCTTGCTTATATGTATGATCTGAGTATGGAAGGAATGAAATTCCAGAAACTTCATCAAAATGCTCCCAAACCCAAGCACCTACTTCCATCCACTCTTCATCTCTTACTGAAACTGTGATAGAAGGCTTATGCTCACACCATGCTCTCTGATAAACAAGCCAAGTATTGAGGTGTTCAATAGCTGTTAGGTCATTTCTAAGAATTGCTCCTTCTGGAGCTTTTACTGGAAATGAAAATACCTTAGTTTGTGTAGGATTCATAAAGTCATCTTCTGCAGGAACTCCAGCCTCCATTAAAAATTGCGTTAGAGGATCTTTCTTGTCTCCACGAACTGTACGAATGTAGTAATCGTTATGCCATGGATGCATTCCAGAAGATACTCCAGTTAATTGAGACACTGTTCCAGAAGGCTTAACGCATGTAATCGCTGCAGAGTGTTGAATACCAATCTTTTCTGCCTCATCATAGTTTGTCATAACTGCAGTCATTCTAAGGTCATTTAGAACTTGCTCAAGTTTATCTAGACCTTGCTTTCCACTCATCATCTCATGACCAAACTGACCAGTGATAGAAACTCCTAGCAGTCTTTCTTCTTCAGTGTTCTCTTTCCAAATCTTTCTTAGGTACTTAAAGTTAGTAAGTGTTGATTGCCATGTTCCAAGAATTGTTGCTAGTTCTACTTTTCTCTTTAGGGTTTCTTCATTATCTTCTGGACGAACAATTACTTCTGAAAGATTACAGAATTGGTATGGACGTAAAATAATTTCAGAACATGGATTAGTTCCATAACGAATTGTCTCATCACGACGACCATATTTTGCTGCCTGCTTTTGTGCAGCCTTTATGTTGTAGATTCCACGCTCACCAGACTTTGAGTCGTAAAGATTCTTCCACTCTGTAATAAAGTCTGACATTGAAGGACGATCAGTATAAGCAACTGAGTTATTTGCTAGTGCACGATGACCTGTTGCTTCCCACCATGCTCCAGCTTTTGCTTTTGCCATATCTGTGTCACGCAGATCTGATAGTGAAATCAAAGCAGAACGACGAACGCCTCCTACTACAACTACTTCTCCGATCTTACACATAATGTCGTGTGCTTCAATTGAGTTTAATCTACGACCTGCTGCATGCTTTACTGTTGAAACGCAAAACTCAAAAAGATTAACAAGTGGTTCTGGACCTGAAGCACGTCCACCGAATGTCTTAAGACGTGCACCCGCAGGGCGGACATTAGAAACATCCCATGTAGGAATCTGTCCTTGCCACAACAATGCAAGAAGTTCTCTTAGTGATTTTGCCCAGCCAGCTTTTGAATCTTCAACTACAATAACAGTGTTTGACTTTTCAAAATGCTCGTTAACTGCTGGTAGCTTATCAACGTAAACTGACTCAACAGAAAAACCAACACCTGTTCCACACATCAAAATGTACATTGCTTCGTCAAAAGAACGTAGTGAGTCTACTGGAAGAAATGAGCAATTGTATCCAGCAACATTGTCTCTATCCAAAGCTGGGCCAGCGGTCATAACACCACGCATTGATGGCATAACGTTTCTATTAAATATAGAATCACGAATTTCAAATACAAGACTTGCTGATGGCTCGTAGTTATAGTTATCTTTAAGGTGCTTGGTCATATAGTTGACATAGCGGTCAACTGTCTCTCCCCAAGTTTCTCTTCTCCCATTTTCTGGGATCCATCTTGCATATCTGCTTAGTGCAATGAAATTCTCATATGCGTTATCAATTACTTCTGACATTTCCGAATACTCCTCCTGGCCCATCCATGGGCTTAAAATCTGTTAGTAAATACAAGTATAGTGAATCTTATTTTAAAGACCAAAAACTTTTAAAATTTTTCTTCAATTCTCTTCATAGCATTATTGGTCAACTGTAACCAATCAAATGATTGAGCAACTTCCGCAGCTTGATTGTAAAAAACTTCAGAATGTGTATTATACCTATTTGCAACATCTTTTAGCAAATCGCATAAGTGATCAAAGTCTGGTTCTGGCATTTGTCCAGGATGCATGTCTGGCCAAGGCGAAGGGATATAGGAACTCTTTAGCTCAAGTTCACCTAGATACTTTCTATACTCTGCCCATTCTCCAGTACAAATTGTTGGCATACCAGTTGCAAGGGCTTGAAGCGGAATGAAACCAAAGCCTTCCCCATAGGAAGGATAAACTAAGCAGTGATGTGTCATAAAAATACCAGCAAGTTGACTTGTAGAAACATCATTTGTTATAATTGATATATTATTAATATTATATATATTAGATATATTATATTTATTATATATATTATTATATTTATTATAATTATTATATAATCTAATAGTATTATAATGATGAGCTTTAATTGTTAGTTGATAATCTGGATCATTCCCAAACACTTGTAAAAAAGCTTCAAAAACCATTTGTCCACCTTTTCTAGGTGCTGGCTCTCCAACATGTAAAAATCTTAATGGACCATTAGTTTCTCTTTTTACTGGCTTCCATAATTTTTCTACACCATGAGGATAAACATAAACATCTTCTATACCAAGATCTTTGTAAATATTTGCAACCCATTGAGACGGAGCCCAAACATCATCTGCTTGTTTTAAAGTTTCTAACCATCCTTGTTTTAACTTAGTTGATTCCCATGGATGAAAAGCAATTTGTTTTTGATCTTTATTAAATTGAATAAATTGTGGTTGACTAAAATTTAATTGAACTTTAGCTTTTGGGTAACGAAAAGGAATTTTATGTCCTAATTCTTGCATAGAGGTAACCATATGATACCCTGCATATCCATAACCTGTATTTATATTTAAACTTCCTGGATTTGTATTAAAACTTAAAATCACGATTTGACAAATCCTTTCATAATAGGTTAAGATAGTATTTATGTTTACTAAAAACTTAGTAGTAGCTGCCGCAAAGCTAGTGTTCGTTGGTTATTTATTTAGCCAATTTCCGAGCATTGACTCTACCGCAGTTGCCAATGACATTGTAGCATTATCCGACGTAAAAGTCCAAGATGATGTGAATTACGTATACCTGTCTGATTTCCGTCAGCAGGACAAGCAATTTTCAGATGAAGACCTGGCCCAACTGCTTTATTGTGTGGGCTTCCGTGGATTAGATCTACGTGAAGCATGGAGCGTTGCTAAGAAGGAGTCAAACGGTAGGCCACTTGCTTATAATGGAAATGCAAAAACAGGAGATAGCTCATATGGTATTTTCCAAATCAATATGATTGGAAATTTAGGACCAGAGCGTAGAGATAAGTTTGAACTAACTTATAATCGAGACCTCCTTGATCCAGTTACAAATGCTGAAGCAGCATTTTTTATGTCTCAGGGTGGAGACAACTGGATATCATGGAAGGGTATGACACCTAGAACTAAATCATGGATGGCTCAGTATCCTAAAAACTTTAAGCCACAACCATGCAAGGAGAAGAGAGTAAGTAATTAATGGACATTAGAATTGTGCGGGAATTCTTGGGACGTTTTCATGGGGACAGGGATATAACCTGTCCCTATGATCTTTACGAGATGTTGCCAAATTTAACAGATAATGATACAGTGTATCTATATTGCTTGGCATGTAACCATAGAGTTAATGTTGGGTATAATCTGTACGATAGAATGAAAAGAGCGGTACTTGAACCACATCAACGTAATTAATAATATTGGATATGTAAGACTTGTAGATACACTTGGTAGCGATTTATCAGTAGTTAATGCTGCTAGAGTATCATATGATAAAGAAAGCACAGAATTGAGTGAGCGTGACCAGAAGCTCATTCGATTTTTGTTAAAAGAAAATCACACTAGCCCATTTCGTCATGCTGCGATGACGTTTGAAATCTATGCACCATTAATGGTTGCTCGTCAATGGTGGAAGTATGCTGTTGCTTCATCTCATATTGACGATCAGAACGGCTGGAATGAATCTTCTCGTAGATATATTACTGAGAATGAGATATTCTATATTCCAATGCCTAACGAATGGAGAAGTGCTCCAGAAAACTCTAAGCAGGGTTCAGGAGAGCCAGTATCAGATATTGTAGGTGCTAAATATACTCAAGCTCTACGACAGATTTCTGAGTTTGGTATGAGTAAATATGAGGAAGCATTGAGTGATGGCGTCGCACCAGAGATGGCTCGACTTATGTTACCTGCATATTCTATGTATGTTCGCTGGAGATGGACAGTATCACTACAAGGTGTTTTAACTTTCCTTGATCAGCGTCTCCCACATGATGCACAGGTAGAAATTCAGGAATATGATAAAGCTATAAAAGAGTTTGTAAAAGAGAAGTTTCCTATGACATACGAGGTATATAATAATGAGTGATCCGAAACCAGAAGTACAAAATATTGACGATAACCTGGGTATGGTCAATTATATTCTGCTATCTAGAATTTACGACGTTCTCTGCTTAATTGCAGATGGGGTCGGAAAAGGCGAAGAGATGTTGCAGTTAATTGAATCCCATAAAGATGGTAAGTTGCTTGGACCAGATCCAGCGCTAATTGAGGAAGTCGTAGATGAGGCATAAAGTGGCTACAGTAACAGCAGGTATAGCAGTATTATCTGGCTTTGCAGCAGTAGGTTTTGCTATCTATGCTGCTAAGACTCTAGCCGAAGTTTTAGAGGATGATTTATTTTCAGTCGACGAAGAAGTTGACTTAGAAAATGAGTTATAGTATTCTTATAGAAGTGTTTGGTTGAGCATCCACCATGCTCCCTTACATTAGAGGCCCTTGGATTACCGCAGATCCGAGGGTTCTCGTCTTTTTAGGCCATAGAAGCCTTTTTAAGGCCTGGCCTAGGGGAAGGTATCAAAAGTGAGCCGAAAGAGGCTGATAGGCATTTTTAAGGCGGAATTAGGGATATTATGTCAGTTCAGTATAGAGCAGCATATAGGAAGTATATAGAGCAAAAGTACAAGTCATGTACTCTATGCAAGAAAGAGCTAAAGCTCTTTATCTCCGCCGACTTTTTACCAATAGAAAAGTCAGATCATATATTAAAACCACTATGTAAGAAATGTGCAGATAGAATATGGCAAATGCATCAAGAATAGTTATCTGTGAGATATGCAAAAAAGAAATCGAAGTTCGATCTGTCTTTGCACATTTCACATTGAATAATCATATATATAGAGAACATAAATCCTAGTCAACTAGAATATTAGATATTCAAAAATGTTAATAAAATTTTTTGTAGGGATATTGGGATTTGAACCCAAACTCGATTGTATATAAGACAATTGCTTTAACCAGATTAAGCTATATCCCCAAGGGTTATATTGCTATCTGATAGCATATGCCAAGTATAAAAGTCATTATAGCAACTATAGTTATGGCAATTATTGTTCTCATGATCTTATTATATCACCGCCCTTTATTTTTAGTCAACTAGAATATTAGATTTATAAAAATGTGAATATATATTTTTCATGTATGATGCATGATTTTTTTCGTACAATTCGGACAAATAGTGCGCCCATAGATCTATGTGATGAACCTCACAAAAATAATGTCCGATTTACCCGTTTTTCAACTTGAAAATGTCAGTGGGGGGTGTTATAGTTACACTATTAGAAAGTTAGAGAGAGTCTCTAAACTAGAAAGGGTCAAAATGACTAACAGAATATTCGAACAAGGTAACACCCCTCAAATGGAAGAGTGGTTAGGTTATGTAAAGTGCTCTAAGTGTGAGCGTGTTACAGCGTGGGAGACCTGCGTAATGTGTCGCTAATCACACCGACACACCCCCTAAAAAGGGTGAAAATGTCAGTGGTAGGTGTTACAATATATCCCATAACAACTTAATAAAAATCCTAAATGAGCCCCTAGCAATAGGGCAAATAAGTTAGGTCAAGGAAAGGTTAGAAATACTAACCAAATAAAAAGAAAGGTAGTTAAAAAATGACTACACTAAATAACTATAAGGGTCTATCACTAGACCAGAAAATTGCTATCGCTGCTCAAATGGTAGTAGATGGAAAGGTAGTATCTTTTAGAGGTGCTTCCGCCGATACCTATAACAAGGTTATGGCTCTTGCTAATCGTATAAAGCAAGAACTAGAGTTCCCTCAATGCCCTTGCGGTGAGTGTGAGTAACCTCACACCAAATAGGCTTGACTTTTATCCCCTCTATACAATACAATAATCTCAATAAACAAAACTAAAAGAATAGGAAATAAATAAATGACAATTACTTACTCAATTTGGGACGGGTCTCAACTACTAGGCGCTAACTTTACCGCCTCATCCCCTGAAGAAATGAAAACTTTTGTAGCAGAACTACAGAAGGTTTCTAAAAATGTTGTAGCACATATGCGAAAGGTAGAACAGAACTAATGTACTCTTTTGATAATAGCAAGGTCTCTAAGTGGGACACAATTCAAGCAGATGTAGCAGATGCCTACACTTATTTAGATGAAGACACTGTAGAGGAAGAGGAAGAAGATTTCTTCGGTTTCTCTAAGTCTATAGAGACAGAACACCTAACAGATGAACAGGTGGATGAAATCCTAGCAATGTTTGGAGAAGACTACTAATGAATAGACTACTTACTACCGCCGTCCAATTACTTTTGGCAGGCGTTACCATTCCCCTACTAATTCTAGTAATCAAGGACCTACGAGAGAACGGACTAAACTAAAATGATGACACGTAAAGACTACGTAAAAACCGCCGAAATTCTTTCATCCTATAAAGATTTAATCGCTGATAGTTTTACTTATGAAGATTTAGTAGATGAATTTGCTTCGATGTTTGAAGAAGATAATCCACGATTTGATTCTCAAAAGTTTTGGGAGGCCTGTACAAAATGAAAGAACTTTTTATTTTTATTCTGTTTTGTACAATTTTTGGGATCTTAATTACTTTATAAAAAAAATAAAAAACAAAATTTATTCGGCGTGTTAACTTGACAAGCTGCGTAAATTTTGCGGCCCCCGCACTCGGGCGTGTCTGGGGATAACTATGTGGAAAACGCAAAAAAACACTGTGATTTTTATCACAAAAATAATTTAGAAATACTGGTCAGTAACCCCCCTTTTTGTCAGTGGGGCATGGTAGCCTTTAGGTATTAGATAAAAAGAAAGGTTGGTTCTAAAATGACTAACACTAAAGTAAATAAGTGTATAGCAAACGATTGCTCACACTCTAAAAAATTCGTAGATAGATACGAAATCGTAGATAACAAGGTTATCCGCAAGGATAATCATAAATGGCACTTCTGCCAACAATGCGATAAGGTAGTTCATAAGGACTACATCGCTTACCACGAAATGAAATGTATTTCGTTTCATAACTTAGCAAAAAATTGTATTGCTAAGGGACACTATGAACAAGGTGTTCATAGCACAGGCGTTGCCTGTAACCTCTAAAAGAAAGGTCAGATAATTATGACTAAATTCAATGTATTAGTTTCGTATGTATGCGAAACAGAAACAGAATTGGAAGCAATCTTTGCTCTCAATAAATCACTTCGCCCACTAAGCGAAAACGAATTGGAAAAGTTCAACGCTTTTCATGTTGAGGAGGTTTCAGAATGAAAACAATTATTTCAAACAAAACAAAATTTGATTTTGAAATCGAAATCGAAAACGAAAATCGCTATGACGAATTCTTAGATGAATTTTGTCCTGTTGTTGAAATTGGTGCGTTGACTTATTTAGCTTCGCAAGTTTTGAAAGCAGTTGATCCAATTGCTTATCGAATTGGACTTCAAGAATTTTTGGATTTCGAAAACGAAAACGAATAAAAAAAAATAAAAGTTTTTAGCGAAATGTATTTGCATTTCGTTAAAAATTTTGCTGCCCCCGAGGTCGGGCGTGTCCTCCACAGGTTTATGCACATGATGTACATCACACTGGATTTTACGCTCAAGTTATCCACATGACCTGTATCACATTTCAAAATGTCCGATTTGTGGCATTACCCGTCAGTAAATGTCAGACCCCCCTGCTATAATTCCATTATAAAGAAAGTTGAGAAAGGTTCTCAAACTAGAAAGGAATTCAAATGAATTCAACAATTA